AGGCTCACAGAATGCACTCATGACCAAACGATGGACATAGTGGTTCTTACTTTTACCATCCAAGGATACCAGCGAAATACGTTTGTACCCCTTATCATGAGTCCCATTTTTAATCCGTTCCTTTATCGTTCGCCTCATGCCATCACTCCTAATAATTACCCTTTCAACGGATTTGACGTTTCCATAATTAGAAACAACATATAGGCCCTCATAGCCCTTAACGTCCAAGAATTTTTCCATGCCCAAATATAGTAGACATTCCATATAGGCGTTCCACTTTATTGGTACTTGTGGAAATCTCTACTCTTTGTTTATTCGCTTAATCTTTTCAAGGTAAACCACCGCATCCATCAGTTCCTCCTGTAAGTGCTGAATCCACTCCATCGGGGTCAGGTCGTTGCGGTCCATAGTCGTCCCGTACTTGGCTTTGCCCTGCTCGGCCCTTGTCCTAAATTGGTCAATAACGCCCTCAACGATAGAATCAGTCATTATCGGGGAATAGGGGCTGCTCGATGTGGACCGTGTTCTCTTGGCGTTCCACAAGGTTGTTGAGGCGTTGAGTGATGGATGGGTTATAGATGCCAGCCATGCCTCCCTTGATTTGGTCGGCTCGGATGCTTTTCTTTATACGTGAACAGACCTCCGAAAACATTTCGTATCTGTTGTCCTTGTTCGTAAAATACTCATCTGCACCGCTCCTGACACCCTTATCCCAAAGATGCAGAGCAAAGCCCTCCATCGTCAAGGGGGCCTCCTTTTCACGATAGACCTCTATTGCTTTTGGCCCAACCCAATCTTTTACGAGGATAGGTTGTGCCTTCGTCTTGGTGCAATACTGCACGAATTCCTCCCAAAGTTGTTCGGGGGTTTCAAAAGAACGGGGTCGGCCTGTCATCAGTATTCGATTTTATCAATCAGTTCGTCAATCTTGTTCACGATTTTCATCTTGACCGCAAATGCGTTTGGGGAATTGGATTCATCCACCGCTCCAATGCAGTCGCAGAGGGTCGTGATGACCATCATCAGCGAATCCATCCTCGCTTGGACCTGCGCTTCGGGGTCAGCCTTCGTCGAGTTCGCCAAGTTCCCGTAGTTTATTCCTTGACCAGCCAAGAGCCGCTTTGCCACCCCAAAGGAGGTATGAGATATAACCGCAGTCCGAAGTGGAGTCAGCGTTGTCGTAGTACGTTTCTGCACGGCTGAGGTAGGAGTGCATCCGTTTAATCGTTGCGAGCGAAATCGCTTCCCCGCTGGCAAGCTGCTGCGCCCTGACCTTGCCAGTTTGGGTAGCACACTTGTTGCCATTCCTCTCGTTGAGTTCGATACCCCGCTTGGCGTTGTTGCGTACACCTTCGCCGTAGTCGGCATAGGATTCGAAAGCCTGACGCTTGTGGTTGGCCCAAAGATTGCCACAAACCGCAAGGCGTTGCTGGGCATCGGGGAACTCTGCCGTGGTGTTGGCGTTGGACATACAACGACCGAGGAATTGGTCGCTGGTTTCATTCGCTTGGGGTGTTGGTAAGGGCATGGGTAACGGTATGCTGATTGGCTTCGGCGAATTGGTCCGCCTGTTCGTAAATGTAGGAGAGCGCAGATTTTACGCAGTCAGCGCACCACCAATTCGTGTTGGGTCTGCCGTGTGCTACAAGGATGGTTTGCAGGTCATGGACGGCTTCGGGGGATAGCCGCATATACAGGTGGGCTTGGTACTGCTCCCAATAATGGCGGTGCTTCTGGGCAGTGAGGTACTCGTCTTGGGTCATCGGTTGGTCAGTTGCAGGATGACAACGGTAAGCCCGGCAGATGCAAGGCCGCAAACGGGAGCGAGGATGTAACCGAAAAGAGGAAGAGCCAGCAGGGCCGCCACCCAAAACGATAGGCAAGTCACGCAGGAGAACGGTTTGTGCCTTCCCAGCCATGTGCGATACCAAACTTGAGGCAAAACGTGGTACTCGGCAATAGCGAGGGCAGTCAGCGAACTAACGAGTAGCGTCAGGAGTGTTTCCATGTTTCAGTAGTATTGCGGCTTTGATTTTGGCTTTGGCTTGCTCGATGGAATAGATGACCGAGCGGTAGGGGATGCCCGTGTCACGGGATAGTTTCTTCATGTTACCCGTCGCCATGTGCAGTTTCAGCAGTTCCTTGTCGTAAGGGAACGCTCCCTCCTTCGCCCAAGAATCCATCTCGGATTCGGCAATCGCCCACATATCGTCAACGAGGGAACTGTACTCTTCGTGGGTCATATCAGCATTCGGGTCAATTTCTTCGGTGATGTCGTGGTGGCGGTACTTCTGCGCAAACTGGTTGTTCTTGCCCCGGTACAAGTTCAGCAGGAGGCGCACCACATAGAACTTGAAATACCCCTGCGATTGGATTTGCAGAATCTTGGCGGGGTCTTTTTCCAGCAGTATCAGCACGCATTCCTGCTCCAAGTCCCGCCAAAGCGGGTCGCCGCCAGTGATGGTCAGGCAGGCCTTCTTGATTTCGCCGCTTCGGTACAAGTCAAGGATTACGGTTTCTGCTGACTGCATGCGCAAAGGTATGCAAAAAAATAGGGGGATGCACTGAAGCACCCCCCCATCCGAATCTCACGGATTTGCCGATTATCGTAGGCTCACCGACGACGTAAGTCGCACCTACTTAGAATTATAACCTCCGTAAAGATTTAGCAGAAAATCTTGAGTATTGTGCAAAACTTGTCTGCGGATGTACTTGATTTCAGGGGTTGCGATGATGTCCTGCTCGTAGGAAAGTTTGTTCTTGATGAGCGTGGAGTGGTTGCGCTTGATAACTGCCCCGATTTCGTGGTACTTGAACAGGAACTCGTTATAGGCAACGTCGGTGATGATGTTGCGAGCGATGACGTTTGCCCGCTTGCGACTACTGGAGCAGATGGCTTCTCGGCTGATTCCGAGTATCATTGCGGTGGTGTCAACGATATGATTGATGAGTGCTGGGGTCATGGTTTCGGGGGGTTAGGGTACATCCAATGACTGACCTCATGCGTCCACCACGCTTCGCCGTGAATGTTGGTGAAGGTCTGCGTCTGCTCGCCAACGAGCCAAGCCACGGCGTAGTTCCCGTCATGCAGAGCGATGAAGACTTCCTCCATCTTTTCGGGCATCGTTTCAGGGGTTAGGCGTGTCCATTCCATGGCTTAGGCTTTTTTGGCGTTGAGGACATGGCCAAGCAATACCCAATTTACCCGAAAGGGGGAAATGGTTTCGGCGTGGTCGGGGGTGAGGCAAGTGGCACAAGCCTTGCGGATGTGCAGTTGCCAGCGGCGGAAATCGGTGGGGGTTGGTTTCATGGTATTTGGTTTAGTGGTTCAAAGATATACACAACTTAGGAACATTCATCCAGTACACGCTGAAAATCTTCCACGCTTCGGATGACTACATACCTGTAGCCAACTGCCTCAACGACCCCCTGCCACCACTTCTGCGACAGGGATTGCTTGCCCTTGGGTGTTTTGAACTCAAGGAATACCGCTCCCTTGGGGGATAGGTAGGTCATGTCAGCCACGCCAGCGGTCAGGCCGATGCCTTTGAGAAAGTAACCGTTGGAGCGGGAGCGTGGGTTGTTGAGATTCAGGAACAGCAGACCCTGCTCGTTGGGTCGGAGCATTGCGAACAACTTGACGCAGGCGGCTTGGAGGTTGTACTCTTCCATCATAAATCAATTCTATTGGGTGGGAACTCGTTGGCTTTGGTGAATGGTAGGTGGCATTGAATGCCTGCGATGCCAAGCATACCGTTTCGGTTCTTGCGAACGATGACCTCCATCAGGTCTTCGGGCTTTGCATCGTCATGCTGGTGAGGTCGGTAAACAAACGCAATTTTATCCGCATCAAACTCAAGTTGCCCTGTTTCCCGAAGGTCGGACATGATGGGCCTGTGGTCTGCCCTGCCCTCGGTTGCACGGGATAGGGATGACACCACGACCCCGAACACCTTCTGCCGCTTGCAGATAGATTTAAGGGTTTTGGATATGTTGGTCATTTGCTCAATCTTCGGCTTGGGCTTGTCCATCTTGGTCGGCTCAACAAGTTGCAGATAGTCAAGGTAGAATCCGCAAACGCCGTACTTGGTTTTGAGTTTTGCTATTTCGCCTTCGATTCGGTCAAGGTTCGCTTGGTGCAGGTCCACGATATACAGGGGCTTTGATTTTAGAAGGTCGGCTTTTTGACCAAGGGTCAGGAACTCGCCATTGCTTATTCGCTCGCTTGGGTTCAGGAACATCGCTCCATCCATCTCGGCAAGATTAGAAAGCATCCGCTGGGTCAGTTGGTCTGCGCTCATTTCAAGGGTAAAGAATACCACAGGAATGCCAGACATGGCTTGGTTCATGGCGATTTGCAAGGCAAGGAGGGTCTTACCCATTGCGGGCCGTCCTCCCAAGAGGATAAACTCGGTAGGCTTAAAGCCCGTCAGCATCCTGTCGAGAGGGTTGATGTAGGTGGGATAGATAGAATCCTTGCGCCTACCTTCCCTGACCTCGTTCATGTTCAGGAGGTACTCCTTGGCAAGTTCGTGGGCAGAGGATTCCGAGGCATTGGTTTCCACGGCTTGCATCGCTTGGTAGCGTGCAAAGGCTCTTGGAATGTCGCGGTCAACGGCAAGGTCTGCCATGATGGTTTGCTCTTCCCTCACCTTCCATGCTTGATTGAGGTCTGCGGCGTAGGTCTTCCAATCGGAGGTGATGGTAATGCCATCGGCTACGCTGGCAAGTTCGAGGACCACAAACGCCTGACCTTGGCTGACAAGTTGCTGATGAACGGACACCAAGTCCACGGGTCGCTCTGCTCGGTGCAGGGCTTCAATGGCTCGGTATATAAAGACATTGTTCCCTGTAAACAACCGTTCGGGAATCTGCATGAGCAAAGATGCTCGGTCAATGAAGGAATCCATGAGGCAGGACAAAAGCCTGCGTTCAGCGGAAGTAAGGTAGGTCTGCGTCATCGGTTTGGTTTAGTGGTGTTGCAAAGGTATTGGTCCGAACGATAGCCTCGTCCTCCCATCGGGCTTGGTTCAGGTAGGTTGCGGCATGGGGAACGTACTGCACAGGGGTTTCGGAGTACAGGCGTGCGATGTTGTTGATGGCCTTCTGCTGGTCCTCGTCCTTCAACTTGGCAAAGGCCTTGGATGCGGACTGCTTAGAGGTCTTCCTTGGGTACAAGGTCCAAAATTGGTCAAAAAGCACACAATCTTTCTTATCCCTCTTCTCTTCTCTTCTCTTCTCTTCTCTATTGAACGTAGGTTCAACATAGGTTGAAGGTAGGTTCAACATAGGTTCAACCTTAGTTGGATTTTCTTCAACCTTAGTTGACCTTCTTTCGGCACTTCTTTTCCCTGCTTCGGACATCTTGGTACGGTGCAGGTTTGCGTCTTCCCATTGAATGTCAAGGAATTTGATGAACACGGACGGACCATTGCTTTCTACCAAACGGGTTTGCAGTAGCCTTTGCAGATGCCCATCGGCTTCCAGTTCGGCGTGGTCGGTTGACATCTCGCATTCAGCGTTCCAATAGACGCAGCAAAGTCGGATGAAGGCCACCTGCACCTCGGCGGGTTGCCGTGAGATTCGGCCCATCATCCAATCGGCTGGGCAGAACTTAAACCATGATATTTGTTTCATGGCTAATATAAATCTAAAGCAATCCAGTTATTTCTATGACCAAGCATATTACCAATAAGACAAAAGTTTTTGTTTCTTAAATTTCTAAAAGCATCATTTATTGGATATTGGCCTCTAAATTTCCTTAGCCATTCAGTTACTCCCCAATCATTGTATTGAAGATTATGAATGCACTTATCTCCATTAAATTGAATCCTTGCCTCATATTCTTTAGTTTCTTTTGTAAAGCTGGCCCAATCAGCAAGAGCGACATCTTCAAATAATCCTAACTGATTTGTATTAACAAATCTATTATTTACATCCCAAAAAAGATTATAGTCGCTTATAGGTATAATTCCAATACTGGTTTTTAATTGATTGCAAATAGAAATAGATGGAAACATTTGATTGGTTTGCAGCAGTTTTTGAATTCCCATCTTTCTATCAACTTTGCCTATAAATATCACGTCTTTATCAAGCCCAATCCAATTCTCATACTTTGCATAAGAAGATAGCTTCCAGCTTTCTTCTCTTGAATCCCTCTTATTTCTTTCAATTTCAATGGAATACGTGTGCCATTTACTCATACCCGCAACTGGTATGGGATAAACCCTAATTAAAGAATTAAACTCATGGCAATAGCCTAAAGTACAAGTAAAAAGCCCTCCGTATTTTGTGCTAAATTCAGGAATGCTTTTGGCGATAACGGTATAAGTAACTCTCATTTTATTAAATTTATTAATGAATCACAATGACATTTTTCGGGGGAACACCAGCATCCTAAAGCCTTTCCCTTTAAGTTATTAATCTTGTTTAATAAACTTGGCTTATAAGGTAAGTAGTGCGTTTCATAATTAAAGCAGACCTCATTCCTATCCCCATCTTTGCCCATTTCAAACGGGTTACCCCAATCGGAATATCTATCCGCACGAACATACAAATCATTATCTTCCGCATATTTAATAGTCGCTAAGTCTGTGGTTTGGTTTACAACGATGGTTTCTCCGTTTTTTAATTTTTCAATTAAAATTTCATCACGCTGAGTAATTTCAGCATTGGCTTTTTTTTCTTCTTTTATAATAGTTTGGTAAATCTTATTAATACTTCCTTCACCGCTTCGCAGTTGCTCCTTAATTTTATCGTTTGCCTTGGCTTCAATAACCTTAACCATATAAATAGTTCGGTCCGCAACATTAGCAACCTTAGCAAGTTCTTGACGGGTATCTATTGGCTTGTAACTTTCTGGTAAATTTACCAGAATGTCATTTCTTTTTCCTTGGTTTTTCTTTGCTTTATCCCTAAACACCTGCTCCAATTCCAAGGCCAAAACTGAACGCTGGTAATTGCTTAGGTTTCTTCTTCCAAACTGGTTAAGAATCATCCACTCCTTGCATTCATCCAAGGACTTAAAATACATCTCACTGGTATCATACTCAAGGCCATGCTCTTGAGCAATTTGGTAACGATTATGGCCGTCAACGATTGTACCGTTCCACGTTATTATTGGTTCACGAATACCTTCTGCAAGTACGTTGGCGGTTAGTTGGTTAAACTCTTCTTGGGTCAGCGGTGGGATTAACCTTTGAAGTTCGGGGTTGATGATAAGTTGTTGCATGATTTTGAGTTTTGGTTAAAATAAAAGACCCCCGACAGTGTGAGGCAGTCGAGGGTCAGGGTCTAAGAACAGACCTTTATCGGATTGCGTAAGCCTCACACTTACGCAATTCTACGCAAAGATAACCTAAAAAGGCAAGTCATCGCCTTCGGTCTGCACGGATGGTGCAAAACTCCCAGCGTTGGATTGCTCCTGCATAGGTTCAACCTTTCCTGACAAATAACGCTTGCCGCCTTGGGATTCACGCACCCATGCGGAGAGCCGCATCTTGGTTCCATCGGGCATAATGATGTCGCCTTTGTAGTCAGGGCGCTTCGGGTTGTCGCCTTTGTCGTTGGCGAACAGGGAGAAGGTGTTGGGTTGGGGGGTGTAGTTGCTCATGGGTTTTGGGTTAAAGGATTAAAGATAAGGGTCTTTGACTGGGATTAGATGCTGGAGGTCGTTGTTCTTTTTGGGGTCAAACCAGTAATGGCAACGGTGCGAGTAAAGGTGTCCTGTGGCCCGTAGGTCGTTCAGGATGCGGTACATAATGCGGATGTGGATGCCAAGTACCTCCGCTAATTCGGTGGCCCTGTAGGGCTTCTCAAGCAGTAACAGGGCGGCGTTCACTCCTGCGACCCTGCCGACGATTTGCACGCCTTTCTTCTTCTTTGGGGGTGCTGGTCGTGTCATCGCATTAACTGATACTTGTTGCCGTTGAGTTCGATGACTTCGGGAATGCGGTTGTCTATGATTTCACCATACATGGGTTCATAGTAGATTTGATTACCTTGAGAATCGTATTCCCTCTTTACCCAAAATCCAGTTGTCTCCCAGTAAATGCGTTTGCCATTCTTGTCATTGATTTCCAAGGCCCCATTGGCCTCAAAATCCCATTTCAGCCATTGGCCGATAGTTTGTCCGTCTTTCATGGTTAATTGGTCTTAAAAGTTACTGCAATGGATGGTTTTGTACCTTTTGCGGGACATACGGGAACGACCTCTCCAGTTGCTTCGTCAATGACCGTCATCTTGCCAGCGTTGCGGAAGGCCATCTTGAGTTGCTCTTCCCTTGCCTTCATGGAGGCTTGCAGGTCGCTCCAAACTTGGTCGTGCGAATAGTCGGGGGTCAGCGCCCCCTCCTTGAGTTGGATGTCAGCACCGAAGGCGGAGAAGGTTCTGCCGTTCTTTTCGGCCTCATCCCACACCGTTTGCTCGGTGGCCTTGAGGACCTGCTCCAGAGCCTTGACAACGGCTTTCAGGCGCACATGGGCGGCGATGGGATTGACCTCACCTTCCTCGATGCGGTGGATGAGGTTGGCGGCGATGTCGGCGATGTCAGCCTTGCTGATGTCGCTCTTGGGGATTGTGACGAGGTGGCTCATGGCATTGTGGTGGTTTCGTGTGATTGGAATAGAAGGGAGAATGTGTGGGCTTTTAAGTCCCAAAGGCCAATGGGT